CACATTAGTAAGTGCCCCACCAATCGCATCTGTGATTTGTCTTAAACCCTCCATGCCTCTTCCTATAGGAGCCGCAGATGCAACACCACCAACTATCTTGTTTCGGATTGCAGATACGTCAGATTCCATGAGTTGAGTTAAATTCATTTGACTTCTTGCCAACTCTTCTAAGGTTTGAGGTCCTTCTTTTTGTTCTTTGATTAGTTTATCAAATTCTTGTTGGGTTATTTCCGATAGTTTTTTTGTTTGTTGTTGTCCTCTATCGTCTTTAATTTGAACTTCGTATTCACCTCCCTCACCCATTTTGGCGATATTAGCCAAGAACTGTTTGTCTTCTTCACTACCAACCTTAAGTCCTGCGGCACTTATTGCAGATAACCTCTTATCAAGTTCCGCGGCGGCTAATCCCATCTTACTCATTTCTTTGGCACTTACACCTGTTTGAGCTTCCATTTCTTTCAATATCATCACACCTTGTGGATTAATTTTGAAAGACTTTGTTTTCTCATCAAAATAAGTAAACTGTTTTGATACTTGAGCCAAACTATCTTGTAGACCTGATGGGTCATTGATTGATTGGTTCATCAATTGGAATGGGTCAACAAGGTTGCCAGCGGAAACCCCCAATCTTTGGAAGGCTGATGCTACTTCAATTGCGTTTTCGGGAGAAAGAACTTTGTCCGCTAGTCTAAAGGTTTCGTTCATGTCGAACCTCAACATAGACGCCTGAGCAGCCATTTTTGTTAACCCTTGAACTCCTCCCTCGAACTGATAACGATTGAGTTGGTCCATATTGGTTCTCATCATCTTCACAACCTCAGACGCATTACCACCTATACTTTGAACATACTTAATTGACTCTTCTAATTGAGGACCAATCTGGCTAACGCTCATTCCAACATCAAGGAATGCGTTTGTTAAAACTTCTGCGTCTTCACCTAATACCTTATTAGCTGCAACAAGTTTTTCGACATCTCGGCTATTCGCAATTACGTTCCTTCTAGAAGCTTCTGCAATTTTATTTATTGTACCAGTAACATCTTGTAAGCTACCTCCGATTCGGTTTACACCAGGAACTGTATCAGCTATTGATTGTTGTAATTCAACAATTCTTTGTCTACCTTGAGTAAAGGTTTTGTTGATTTGGTTAGCTCCGTCGGTGAGTCTTGTTATGGCGTCGGCAAAATCCCTCACACCGATGTTAAGCATCTTTTTGAGGTTTTCACCAAAACTACCTATATCATCACTATTCTGTGTACCCTCACCAAAGTTAAAATTATCTTTTGCCATATGTTATATAAATACAAAAGGACTGATTTTTCAGTCCTTCTTATTATCTTCAAGCCATTTATCTAACAAATATTTTCTAACAAACAACGGCATTTTTTCAAAATCCGTCCAAGTAATTCCCAATAATCTGTTAAGATAATAGAATTCGTCTATTTGCCCTTTTCTATAATCAGAAGAAAGGACGAAAAAACTCCACCCCGAAACCAACATTTACTGTTAGTTTTTCTCCTGATGGGGCTATTGCTTCTCTGGTCATATCCAGTCTTGGTTCATTTTGGTTCATAAATTGTCTGATAAATTTGGAATCTCCAATTGGCATTGATTCAACAAATTTAACAATTTCAGCTCTATCGGTAACTCCGTTCACTTCTACGATTTCTTTATTAAGTCTCCACGTAACTCTTGGAGCCGTTCTACCTTGAGGATAAGAATCAATCATTTTTTGAATCTCATTAATGTCTCCATAAGTCATTGGTTTTAACTTAACAGTCGCTTCTGACTTTGGAAGTGTTACAATAAATGTTCCGTCATCACTTGGAGTTTGTCCTTTAACAATTGATAGTTGGTCCAAAACAACAGTTGTTTTGAATGGTTTCTTTGTTTGAGGGTCCACTAAATTAAGTTCAACCTCAGGACCAAAGCCTGTGTTTCTTAAGAATACCAAAATAGCCTCAACGTCACCTTCCAACATATCTTCAATTTTCATATCTGGTTCATACAACTTACTTCTAAGTAAATTATATGTAAGGTCTAAACCTCCACCCATAAGAATGTTTTCGTCAGCCGCTGTGAGGTATCCCACCTTAACCGCTTTCTTTTTGTTTTTATAAAAAAGTCCCTCCGAGGGTAACTGTACCATGTCGTGGGGAAGGGTCAAATTTTGTTGACCGTATTGTCTTGATTGTTCGTCCATATAAAAAAAATAACCGTAAAGTTTATGTCTTTACGGTTAAATATAAAAGGTTTTAAATTTTTGTATATAGTATTAGTAAACTAACACACATCTGTCCATTCTCAAACTACAAGTGATATCTGCAAGTGCGTCTGTAGCGTAACTTAATGCACCGAAGTTAACATCAGTTAGGAATGTTCCATAAAGAATCCACTTTTCAACTACCACACCTGTTGGGTCAAGCATCTCAAGGTCGATGTCTTTTTTATAACCCGCAGCGTATCCCATACGACCTGTTACAGATTCAGCGTGAAGACGAACCCATTCCATAAGTGCTTGAGCTGCTGATGGACCGATTGGGTCTCTGAACTTCACAGAAATTGGGTCCCAATTGAATCTACCCGCAACGAAAGTTGATGTATTAAGAAACTGAATTTCAGTTGCTGCGATTTTGATAGAAGGTCTTGCCGCGGTCTCTACAAACCACTCATTAATCCCCAAACTTGAAGGAAACCTTAAGATGAATCGATTCTGACGTTTCGGTTCGTAAGGTATCGGCATTTTCATCAGTAAATCAGCCATATTATTAAATTTTTGTTTTCAGTGTTTATATGATATAAATATAGGTATATCGAAAATTTTTCTATTTACTTCAATTTTTAAAAAAAGTACATTTATTGCACTTCCTTCTTAATTCCTCCAGCAGTAGAATAAGTTTTTACTAAATTATCTGGTTTATCTTTAAATGCTTTTCTCATTACTTCTACGTTTTTAGGGTCGTCATCAGAAAAACCTATAAGTGGTTTAGTTGGTATAAATTTATTTCCTATATCATTTTTTAACCAGGCTCTTTTATTAAGTATAGCAGCCATTCCTTTAATGTAATCCACAAAATCATTCATTGCACTAACCTTCGCTTCCTCGGGATTTGTTGCACCCGCTTCGTCTCCAAAAGAAACGGGGTGGTATTTGTTTAAAGACAAATATGAATCGATTAATTCTTTGTCCGACATTTCATCTTCACCGACAAACGACCTATATTTTTTTAGATTCTTAATAAGTTGGTCTTTTGAAATCCCCTCAAAATCGTTCACAATATAATTGTACACAGCTTCTTTCAAAGTTTGTGGGTTGTGACCACGGGCTGTAATGATTGAGAATATCGAACCATTATTGATTGCCTCTCTGAAATCATCAAACGCTGGTCCTTTCTTAGCTTGCATTGCGTCAATTAAAAAATCCTTGTCTCCTTCAGTTCTGAAATTTCTGAAAGGATTTTCTGCGAAACCAACAATTGTTTTACCTTTATAATCAAAATCTTTTTTACCTACTTCGTGTCTGTACTCAGCAAAATCTTCTGTAGACATACCAACCTCATTACCATCCTTATCTTTAAGAATAATCTTTGTCGGCATATGTACAATATTATCGTCCCAGTCAAAAGCGTAATACTTTAAGTCTGGAGTTTTCTCATCTTTGAACCCTTCTGTGAATTCTTTTCTCATAATAGTTGGCTAAAAAATGGGGGGATTTGGTCCCCCCGTTTTTATTAGATATTTTCAAACGAAGCACCTGTAGGTGTGATGAAGAACTCAATATCTATGAATTCTAATGCCTTCGTTGGTTTTAAGTAAATCTTACCTGTTAAAGTGTTTCTATCCAAGTCTTCAGGAGAAGAAGATACAGTCACACGGAAATCGTAAAGACCTCTATCTCTTCTGATTGAATCTAAGATTGGGTTAACACTATCCAAGAACTGTTGTCTTACTACTTGGTCGTTTTGTTCGAACAACAATCTAACCGCTACTGCTGAAATCAACTTACGAGCTTGTAATAACAATCTTCTAACGTTCAATCTGTTAAGTGCTGTATCTGCAACTTGTAGAGTTTTGTTACCCCAAATTACTGTACCGACATCTGCGAACGTTGCGATTGGGTTGATTCTACCTTGATAAAGAGTATCTCTATCTTCTTGAGTCAACTTAACTCTCGCTTTGATTGAGTTAACAAGACCTCTTGTGTAACCCGCTGATGCGAACCATGGGAATGAAATGTTATCTGTTAACGCTAAGTTTCTACAAACTTCACCTGTTGGTGGTAAGTAAATTTGTGTATTGTTAACAGTGTCTCTTACAAGTATCCATGGGTAGTAAGTAGCTGTGTAGTTAGAGTCGATTCCTGTATTATCTAAGTTATCAACCGCTTCTTGAGGGTAGATAATGTCTAATGAACTAGTTCCATCTGGTGTAAACATCTGATAGTCAGGTGTTGTTGCGATGTAAACTGAGTCAGCTCTTTGGAATTGAATCATGTCGATTGCTTCTTCTACAAGGTTAGAGTTATTAACATAATCTATTGCTGTAGTTGCAAAAACATTGATGTTTGTAGCTTCAGGGTTTCTAAATGATAGAATACCTAAAAGATAAGCGTAGTAGTCAGTGTTTGCAAAATCTTGTGTATTGTTTTCAACCACAATTCTCTTGAATAGACCGTCACCTGTTGCTGTTGGGTATCTAGTAGATGCCGCAGCACCTGCTAAGTAACCTGACGCTCCAAGTTGGAATCTATCTGCGTTTGTTCTATATTCTCTGTAGATATCCCAACCATCAAAACCGCCAGCGAAACATACTGTGTATTTTCTTGAGTAGATAAAGTAGTAAGGGTTTTCTTGAGTTTCAGGGTCGAATCTGAAATCAGCAACACCGCATTCAAATGCTGGTGTACCACTTGTTTGGAACGAATTTGCAATTGTTACAACAGTTGCACCTGAGTCCATGTGGAAACCTTTCGATAAGTAATTCCATGTAGCACCTTCAACAGGTACAGGAGAAACTATCCAGTTTGCTGGGTTTTGTTTGCCTTTATAAGTTAACAAAGATTCGTCAACACCGATTACAGTAGAAAATCCTAAGTAACTTCTTCTTACAACATCACCCGCAGATTCAACTGAGTTATCACCACCAGAAGGAGTACCAAATGGAGGATTATAAATTGTTTCACCTGGGAAATAATATTTTGTTTTGAATTGAGGTACTGGTGAAGGGTTTAATACTGAACCATATTCTCTTTGGGTATAACCATAGAATCCACACGGTAAAGCATCAATTGGTGCTTCATCAGACATCTCAACCATGATGTATCTTGAAATCAATGCGTATTCACCGTTTGATGAACCAATCTTCTTAGCAACAAAGTTGTTAGATGCTGGGTCCATATTACAGTTTGTAAATTTCTCAATAACAATAGGATTTGCATCTGAGTCGAAGAAATTTCTAACAAGAACGTCAAACGTCATGTTATTAAAAGATAAGTTTGCAATTGAAACTTTAACTTCTACGTTAGCATCATCACCATCAGAAATTGAAATAAATCTGAATAATCTGTAAACCTTATTACCTCTCAATTCTGAAACCAAATATGGAGTCATAGGTGATTGATATTTTTCAAGGTTGTAAGCGATTGAACTTGAATCCTCAGTTCTCGCACCTGGTAATCCAATCAATTCACAATCCAATCCACGAATATAACTTTGGTTGTATGCGTAAGCCAAAGATGCAGGATATGCTTCTTCAACAAAAATTGGAACCTCTTGTCTTGATTTTCCAAAATTATCAGTACCAAGAACCTTAGTTAAAAATTTAGACGATGCTGCAGACAACGAAACTTCAAAACTAAATGTGTCGTTATCTTTAGTGATACCTGATAGTAAGAAAGTCTCATATGGGTTTTTAGTTACACCTGAGTACTGACCACTACAAACCATTGTAAGTGCACTCAATCCTGAAACTGTCCCACCTGAGTTAACTTCATATATAGGACCATGTGCATTACTTGTTGCACTATTTTCAAATAATGAAATACCTCTTGAACGAAGTGTTGCAACAACCATGTTGTTGTAATCTGTAAATGCAGTTCCTGACCAATTATAAA